TACAGCGCATATATTTTTTATCTGAGCGAGTCGATGTTTGCTGCCCGGTTGCCTTAGTACAGCGAGCCCCTTTCTTTTCTTGTACTTCCACTGGAAAAGACTCTGTAAACTCTTTTAAAAGATTATTAACTTTAGCATCAAATTTTTTAAACATATATATTATTTATCTTTATTAGTAAATATAAATAGATGAGTAAGAAAAAACGTTTACAGAAACAGAAACAACAAGCTCACAATAACGAAAATGCCAAAGACAAAAGTCCAATAGTCCATCAGGCCCAAAAACTAGAAAGACCGGTAACTATACGACAAAGACCGGATTTAACAAACAAACAAAAAGACTTCCTCAAATTAGCTTTAGATAATAATACTAAAGTTATATTTCTTTCAGGCCCATCTGGAAGCAGTAAAAGCTTTTTAGCTACTTTAGCTGTACTTGAGCTAATGAATCTTAAAAAAGTTAGTGATTTAATATACATACGCAGTATAGTAGAAAGTAGCGACAACAAACTTGGGTATCTTCCCGGTAATGCTGAAGAAAAATTGACCCCGTATCTTGAGCCACTAATGGAAAAATTGGATGAGCTTTTATTTGCAGCAGATGTCAATGCATTGATAAAAGAAAAACGGATAGACGGCAAACCTACAGGGTATCTTCGCGGTTTAAGCTGGAATGCTAAAGGCATTATAATGGATGAAGCTCAAAACAGTACGTTTAAAGAACTTACCACTCTTTTAACTCGTGTAGGACATTTCAGTAAACTTTTTGTTTGTGGTGATCCTATGCAATCAGATATTAATGGTAAGTCAGGTTTTGAAAAAATGTGTAATGTGTTTAACGATGAAGAAAGTCGTAAACAAGGTATTCATGTTTTTTATCTTACAGAAGAGGATATAGTTCGTAGTGAAATTGTAAAATTCATTGTTAAAAAGCTAAATCTGTATAGTAACTCAAAATGAAATAATTAGAAAAGTTATTTTGAACCGAGAAAATAAGAAAAAAGAGTATACACTATTCTAAATAATATACCTATGATTTTCGACGAACAGATCTCTCGTAAGCCTAATCGCTATCCCTGGACCGAAAATTTTATTGAATCCATGCATAATGGTTTCTGGACTGATAAAGAATTCAGTTTTAAATCCGACGTACAGCAGTTTAAGGTTAATCTTACTGAACAAGAAAGAGAGATCATTATTCGTACTCTATCAGCTATTGGGCAAATAGAGGTCGCAGTAAAGACCTTCTGGGCTAAGCTTGGGGAAAATCTCCCGCACCCTGCTTTACAAGATCTTGGATATGTTATGGCTAATACAGAAGTCATTCATAATAACGCTTATGAAAGACTTCTCACCGTGCTTGAGCTAGAAGATGTATTTGAAGAAAATCTTAAGCTTGAATGGATTCAGGGACGTGTAAAGTATCTCAAGAAGTACACACATCGATATTATAAGGATTCTAGAAAGCAATACCTTTATGCGATTATTCTCTTTACGCTTTTCGTAGAGAACGTTTCGCTAATGAGCCAGTTTTATATTATTAACTGGTTCGCGCGTAATAAAAATGTTCTCAAAGACACCGACCAGCAAGTTAAGTACACGCGCAACGAAGAAAACATACACGCTCTTGTTGGTATGAAGATTATTAACACCATTAGAGAAGAGTACCCAGAACTCTTTGATAAGGAGCTTGAAGAGAGAATTTTGTCTGAAGCAATTGAAGCTTATAATAGTGAAGCTAAGATTGTTGACTGGATGGTCAATGGCGTGAAGGAAGAAGGTCTTACTGCCGCCCACCTTAAAGAGTTTATTAAGGACCGTATTAATGAATCTCTCCGCGGAGTTAACTTTCCTGCGGCCTTTGATACAGACCCTAAACTGCTTAAAGAGACGCAATGGTTCAATGAAGAGCTTCTCGGTAATAATATGACCGACTTCTTTCACTCTCGCCCTGTCGAGTATTCAAAAAAGTCTCAAAGCTTTTCAGAAGACGATATATTTTAATTAAACCGGTTATAAGTAGAATTTACGCTTTATGACTAACAAGGACATTTATTGGCTGAATACCGACTCAAGAAAGTTTCTCGCTCGTGGCTATCTTCTAGAAGATGAGACAGCGGAACAACGTATTAGAGATATCGCAGAAGCTGCAGAGAAATATCTTGACATGAAAGGGTTTGCGGACAGATTTGAGAAGTATATGCACAAGGGATTCTATTCCCTTGCTTCTCCTATTTGGGCAAACTTTGGTCGTAAGCGTGGGCTACCAATCTCGTGCTTCGGTTCATATGTCGACGACGACATGGACGCTATCTTGTATAAGATTTCAGAGGTAGGAACTATGTCCAAGGCCGGTGGCGGTACTTCCGGTTTCTTTGGAGCTATACGCCCACGTGGAGCTAAGATTAGCTCTGGCGGAGAATCAACCGGGGTACATCACCAGCTTACAGTGTTTGAATCTCTTACCGATTATATTTCTCAGGGTAATGTCCGTCGTGGGTCATTTGCTGCATATCTACCCGTCGATCATAAAGACATTGAAGAGTTTCTTAACATTCGTAAAGAAGGAGATACGATTCAAAACCTTTCTATAGGGGTATGCGTAGACGATAAATGGTTTAAGGAGATGGTTGACGGAGATAAGGAAAAGCGTCGCATTTGGGGACTAGTTATTAAGAAGCGGTTTGAGTCGGGCTACCCTTATATCTTCTTTACGGATAATGCTAATAAGCAGGCCCCTGAAGTGTATAAGGATAAGAATCTTAAAATTCATCACAGCAACCTCTGTACTGAAATTATGCTTTCAAACGGTACTGATGAGTCGTTTGTATGCGATCTTTCCTCGCTCAATTTCGAAAAGTGGGACGAATGGAAAGATACAGATGCTGTAGAGACTCTTGTTTACTTCCTTGACTCGGTAATGACTGAGTTTATTAATAAGACTGAAAAGATGAAGTTTATGGCTCATCCGAGAAACTTTGCTATCAATCAAAGAGCTCTTGGTATTGGCGCACTCGGTTGGCATACTTATCTACAGTCTAATATGATTGCGTTTGAGTCTATGGAAGCTAAGCTTCTCAATAATCGTATTTGGAAGTTTGTGCGTGCTAGAGCTGATGAAGCTACTGAAAAGCTAGCTACTCTGCTTGGAGAGCCGCCTTTGTTGAAAGGATACAAGCGTCGCAATGTAACTACGCTTGCTGTTGCGCCTACTACCTCAAGTTCATTTATACTTGGCCAAGCATCTCCTTCAGTAGAGCCTCTTAATTCGAACTACTTTGTAAAGGATCTCGCTAAGGGTAAATTCACTTATAAAAACCCTTACCTTGAAGCGCTTCTCGAAAAGAAAGACAAAAATACAGATAGCACTTGGAAGTCTATAGTTGTAAAAGGCGGATCCGTTCAGCATCTCGAGTTTCTTTCTCAAGAAGAAAAGGACGTGTTTAAGACATTCGGTGAAATCAGTCAAAAAGAAATCGTTATTCAGGCAGCTGCTCGCCAGAAGTATATCGATCAAGGTCAATCCCTTAACTTAATGGTACCACCCAATACTAAGCCAAAGGATGTAAACGACTTGCTTATATTTGCTTGGGAAAACGGTATTAAGAGCCTTTATTATCAACGCTCAGCAAATCCCGCTCAAGAGCTAGCTCGTTCTATCTTAACGTGTTATAGTTGTGAATCTTAATTGATTTTTTAGTTTTAATTTTATAATTATTATTGCGCGCAAGCGCATACTATGACAAAACTAACTAACTACAATAGTAATCCAACAACGTATAGAACTACAACATCTCTTATTGATGCATTCTTCAATAGAGATCCATTCGAACACCCTTTCTTTTGGGGTGACGTAAGCCGTACAGGGGACACTGTAAGGTTTAAAGAGGGGGACGAACTCACTGTAGAGGTGGATCTTCCCGGGGTATCCAAGGATAAAACAACCGTCTCAGTAGAGGGTAGAGTTGTTTCGATTGAAGGAGTTCGTAAAGTGATCCATAAAGGCGGATCACAAGAGGAAACCTTTAGTCGCAGCTTCACAGTTGCCAACTCTTACAATCTAGATAAAGCTAAGGCTGAACAAAAAGATGGCGTTCTTACTTTGGTATTTCCTAAAAACAAAGTGGAAAACGGTGGCAAGAAGATTATCGATATTAGTTAATCGTTCTGCCAATTGATACCCAAGGGAGAGAGAAATCTCTCCCTTTTTTATTGTAAGTAATTAAATGAAGACAACAGGTATACTTGCAACATTAGGATTATTATTTTTAACCGGTTGCAATTTACTACCTGATAATCTTACTTTTGTATCAAAGCGTCATTGGGAACAGGAAAAAACCGCTCTCATTAAAGAGTATGATGAAAAAACTAAAAAGACGGTAACAGAGATTGAAGCTAAGGTAAAAGAAAAAGAAACAGCTCAAGCAGCTAACTTACAAAAAGCATCAGGTCTTGCGTATGGTATATTACAGATAAGCGAGCTCAAGCCTACTGACCAAAGAACAAGACCAGATACATTGTTAAATTTTAAATCTAAAGAGCTAGTTACCCGCTTACCTAATTTAACTACAGAGGAATTACTACGAGTTAATGAAGAGTTAAAAAAAGAACTTGACGATAAAAATACTACTCTACAAGATCTACAGAAAAAATATGATGTAGCATTACAACAAGCTAAGGCAGACAAAGAGACTATAGAGAAAATACAAAACGAAATTATTACAAAAAAGAAAGAACTTGACAATATTAATGCTGATAAAGCTACCGCCCTGTTGGCTTTAGCTGATGCTAAAGCTGAAAAAGACTCTATAGAAAAAGCAAAGCTCGAAGAAAGACTTAAACACGAACAAGAAAAAGCCGAGCTTATAAAATACCTGATAAAGATATTTGTCGGTATCGGTGTAGGAGGGGCTATTGGAGCTTATGCAACACGAAGCTTGGTACTTGCATTAGCTTCTATGGGTGCTTTTGGCTTAAGTATTTTTATAGCAACCCTACCTATGTGGGCTATTATAACTGCAGCGGTAGTTATAGGGCTGTTTATTGTAGCGGGCATACTTTATAAACTCTACCTTACACATAAAAGTGAATTAGTAGAAAAAGAGCTTGCTGATAGACTAGTAGGTAGTATAGAAGAAACTAAGAGTAAAATAGGCTCAGATAAATTTAAGGCTGAACTTGGCCCGGTAATTGAAGACTGGATTAAAGATATGCCGGAATTAAAAGGTAAAATAAAAGAAAAACTTAAGAACCTGAACTTAGCGTAGGAACTTCAATTACATCTTCAACAGGCTTATTTTTAACTTTACCAGTTAGTTCTTTTATTATTTCTTCTCGAGTCGCGATTAATATGTTAGTACCAGCTTGAGGTAAATTAAGATAGCCGTCGTTTTTAATTTTCTGTATTTCTTTTTTACCTTCTATTTCAAGTTTTTTAACATCTTTTGCAACTTCTGCTTTTTTATTTTGGATATGTATTTTGTTTATTGCTTCTATTGCTCCCGCCCCGGCCGTAATTAAACTTGCAAGCCCAGCCATCTGTTCGGGATCTCCAGTAGCTACGGTAACTTTTTGTAATTCTTGTACACTTTTTATACTTAATTCAGCAAGCTTAGCAGAGTTTTTTAAAATAAATTCTTGTATTTCTGTATCAGTTCTAGGAACATCGATTTTTACTTCCTCTGCAGTAGTAACAGTACTGGTTCTAGTAACTACTGCAGTTGCAATAGTAGTATCTGCAGGTTTGCTTAAACCAGCAATAAAATTGTCTATCTGATTAATAACATTCTGATTATCAGAAGGCTGATTATCAGGTAGAGGAGGATTCATTAAGAATACTTATGGCAAGGATTGATTTATCAAGTTTATACTTTACTATATATCTATATGTTTCCTGTAACTATTAAATTTGTAAAGACTCATGATGCAGCAGTATTACCTAAGTGTAACCATAACGATCCTTATGTTGGAGACTCAGGTCTAGACGTTACTGCAGTTAGCGAGGTTACCGTGCCTGCGAAGAGCTGGGCTATTGCACCTGTTGGCCTTAAGCTTGGCTATATTACTCCAGGCTACTGGATTCGAGTTGAAGGTCGATCTGGTGTAGGGTTTAAAAAGCATATTTTTCCGCATTTTGGCATTATTGATAACCCTTATCGTGGAGATATGGGCATTAAGCTCTATAATTTCGGCACCGAAGATCAAATCTTTAAGCCCGGGGATAAAGTGGCACAACTTATTGTTTATCCTCTTATTCAAGCAGATGTAGAATGGACTGATCAAGTAGTTGAGTCGGCTCGCGGCGAAAAAGGCTTTGGCTCTTCTGATAAAAAATAATGTCTATTAACGAACAACTCAAAAATATTTGGGTAGAAAAATATCGACCAACTAAACTGGTCGATATGGTCTTGTCTGATACAATGCGCTCTTTTGTAGAAGAGTGTAAACGTAAAGGAGAAATACCAAACTTACTTTTAGTAGGTAATGCAGGAACAGGTAAAACCACACTCGCTAAAATAATTGTTAATGAAATTTTAGACGCGCAGTATTTATATATTAATGCTAGCGAAAAGAACGGTATTGACGAGGTTCGTACGTCTATTTTATCGTTTGCGCAAACTAAAAGTATCGATGGAAAGATTAAAGTTATCTTTTTGGATGAATTTGATAATTTCACTGACGCTGGTCAAAGAGCATTGCGTAATGTTATGGAAGAGTATGCCGGTAATACTCGTTTTATTCTCACCGGTAATTATCTACATCGTATTATTCAGCCCATTCAATCTCGCTGTCAGGTCTTTACCGACTTTACACCCCCTATCAGAGAATATGCTAAAAGAATAGTCTTTATTCTCCAAAATGAGCAAATATCTTTTGATGGAGAGCAAGTTGAACGTCTTAAAGAAGTAATACGCTATAACTACCCTGATTTGCGTAGAATTATTAATTACGTTCAACGTAACGTTATAGACGGCAAATTAGGCATTAAAGATACTATTAATAATGAAGAATTTGCTCAAGAAATTCTAAATAAAGTTTTAGAAAGAGAAGACCTTATGTCTTTGCGTAAAATTGTTATTGAAAGTGAGCAGACGTTTGGTAATGATTATCCTAAGCTACTTAAAGATCTATTTAATGCTGTCTATAAAAGTTCATTACCTGAAGATAAAAAAAGACTTGCATTACTGCAAGTCTCTGAAAGTCTCTATAAAAGTTCTTTAGTGATGGATCAAGAAATTAATTTCTTCAGCTGTCTTATTGCTCTGGCTCAGCTTCTGTAGTAGCCCAAGGCGGCCAGTTATAAAAAGGGTCGTTAGGGTTACCTGGTTTTACAGGAGCTTCTTTAGTTAAAGCTTCTCCGGTTTCATCTATCTCTAGCCCTAAAGCCTGTCTGGATAATTTACTTGCTAAAGCTACTTTTTCAGAATTTTCTTCCATACGGCATTCATTTTTT